ACCATGTAAACCACCTAAACCGTAATCAGTAGGTGTATTTTTGAAATTCATCCTATACTTAGGGCCAGATTCTTCTTTTTCAGAATCAATTGCAGTGTCTACAACTAGGCTTTTAAACCAGTTGTGCACAGCATTAAACTCAGGTGTATGAAATTTTACAGAAGGTAATATTATATCTCTAACAGTTACAGTTTCCCTTTCTGTTTTCATTACTTTGATTTCCTTCTTATTCTTACTAAGCTTTTCACTTAAGAAGTGCAAAAACATCTCTTTGCTAATTCTTGGTTCACTAGCACTATGTAAGGATAATTCATACTCAGAACTCAATTCAGCTCTTAAGTTTATCTGACTAGCCATTATCTGTTCACCTTTAGGATTTCTAAGTGTAAAAATCTGTTTGGTAGATAACACGTCATTAATACAATAGTTGATTACCATGTCTAAAGTAGCTTGGTCTTCAACTCTCTCCCCGTGAGGATGAGGCATTTCTTCTACATTGTGCCAGTCCATAGAGAACTGAACCCATTTAAGAGAAGTACGTTTTGCATTACTGTCCCAGTGATTTAACTTAAAAATGTCAAGGCATGGAATAGTCAGTCTAAATTCTGGATAATCAAGAAATTCACCTTTATTTGATTTGTCAATAATAGTTTTTACATAAGCATATATTCTACCAGCAATCTCTTCACCATCTCTGGAGGAATAGAATTCTAAGTTTTCAAGTATATGCTCAGTAATTTGCGCGTCAAACGCAAGATTGTTGTAACCAAAATGCCAATCTTTATTCTGTTGATTCTCTAACAAAAACTTGATGTACAAATGAATATCATTACGGTGTTTACCTATAACAAATATGTGTTGTTCATCAGAATCATAAGAGCGAAAAACAGCAATAAAACAATTGACAATGGTTTCATAGTCCATTATCCAAAATTTACGCTGTCTACTCATTACATGGGTGTTTCTGTTGTTAAATCAATTGGCTCATTGACAATATTCAAAGCTTCATGATCACTGTTTACTGCAAAAGTCAAGATAAATTTCTCAATATCTGACTTGTTATCAATGTAGTATTCATAGTAAGTTTCCATGATTCTGCGTTCTTCAACAATTTGTTGACCTTCAACGCCTTTCATTTGAATTACTTGACCTTTGTCTGATAACTTAGGTAACATTTGAGGCTTGTCTTTTTTATCTTTACTGATAACTGCAAGAACTCTAGTGTTTGGATCATAAATCACCTCGTTAAATGGGCATTCATGTGACATTGGCATCATACGGAAGCTCTTGCGTCCATACCAGTCTGTGCTATACACAAACATACATTTGGTTTCTTTTTGCATTTGGTTTTTATTAGTATTTAAAGTTTTAATTAATCCATTCTAACCCATCAGGGCATTCTTCCATAAAGCATTCTTTTTGCTTATCATAATGATCACAAAGTTCACCAACACTTTTAATAAACTCTTCTTCTACATCTAGTATCTGAGCGTATTGTTTAAAGTATTTGGTAGGGAACAAGAATGATTCAATGTAAACCCATTCAGGGGTGTGTACTCCATAATAGTCAGTGAGAGCTTTCTTTACAAAAGGAGATAGCTCTGAATACTTTCCTGAAAGAAAAGCATCATAGTCACTTGCCATAGAGTTAAAATCAAAGATATATACAATCTTGTTATTGTCAAGAGGCACACACATGTCTAACATTTTGTGTGTGATTAAGTATTCTCTTTCAAATACTTTCCAGTCTTCAGTATTTTTTATCTCATACACACAAATTAGTTTTCTGGAAGATGCATCATAAGCTGTCCCACTCCAAGACAAATATGTCTGGAGAGGACGCTGATGTTTGTCTTTTTTGAATCCTAATAATGGATACAAGAAAGTCATAGACTTTTGGAAATACTTGTTGTATATCTGTGATATCATAGTACTATTTCACCGTTGACTAAAAATTCATAAGGAAGCTCAAAAGATTTATTTTCAAAATGAAAATTAGCTCTGTTAAGCATCTCATCTGTTTTAACTAACCACTCTTTCATTGTATCATCTGATACTCTGATTGGTGCAATTTGCATATAAGGATCAACAACAACAAATCTAAAAGATATTTTGTAGTCTGCATATTCAGCTTTGCTTAAATAAACATGCTCAACCATCTTATAGTACATTGCTGCTTGCATCCAGTAACGATAATACTCAATGCTGTCTGTAAAAGAACCAATGTCTTTAGAAGTTTTCTTCAAGTCATTAACTCTGATTTCTTTAGCATTACTATCAAATACTAGATTGTCAATAAATCCTCTGAAACCAAACAAGAAGTTTTCATCAAACATTGCAAGTTCAATTTCATTTTGTTTGGTGATACCATTAAAGCTATCACCAAAGAATCCCATAACATCCATGACGTTAGGTTTACTTTTAATTTTGTCAACTACAGAAGTTGCAAAAGTATGTGTGTCATGATCAATAACAGTACGTCCTTCAGCTTTCTTCATGTATTCCCAATAAGCAACGTGGTCCTCAGTAATAATTTTATCAAGGCGTTGTGCATCAGTCTTTAAAGATTGATAAAGGTTCATGTCTGTTAGAATGTCAAGGATTGCAGGATTAAACTCATGCAATTCTTCTCTTGTATCTCCAGAACTTTTTAGTTCTTTATAATGTGCAAATAAAGTTTGCAATAACTTTTTAGGGTTATCACTTGGTGTATTTACTGCACTTAGAACAAACTCTTCATCAAACGATTCAGGTTTGAGTAATAGACAATGAATAAGTTTACCTTCCACCATGTTCTTGTCTTCAGTGTCTTCTCTTTGACCTAAAACATAGTGACTGTAAAATAAAGCAGGGCTAAACAATAATTTGTTAAGTCCTGAATAGGATAATAAGAAGGGCTTTGAAAAAAACGCTTCTTCTTTTTGCATACGTTCTGCGAATGCAACATCTGTGGTAAATCTAGCTACTGCCATTTTTTTAACATTTACAATTTTCCATATCTCTTGCAAAGTATCTACCTAAAATATTACCATTGTATGTGTTTGCTTTAAGCACATCATTTTTTACTTGATGTGAAAGTTCACAATAGTTTAAATACTTTTTAGTACAACATACTTCCAAGATTTCTCTTTTGAAATTTTCAGGTCCCATTCTAGCTACATCTTCTTTCAAATCTACAGATGAACCATAGTAGGTCATCCAATCAGATTCTTTGACTGTTTGCTTGAATATTTTTCTAGTACCTGTTTGTGTCTTTTCTCTTTTGGAGATCCTAGTCTTACGCTTATGGTAAAGACTCTTTTGGCCAATGTAAAACTTACCAGTTTTTAAGTTGGTTATTCTGTATATAAAACCAATGACTTCCTCATGATTTGGGATGTCTTCAACTTTTAATACCTTCTTCTTAAGAGAAGGATAATACCAGTTTGTCATAAAATAAAGTGTTAAGTTCTACAAAAATAATGAAATTAATCATCATCTGAATGCAATTTTGCATATTTGTCACAAGCATTATCAAGCTTTGGAACAAACTCATATATTGCTTTTTTAATACCATGTTGTTTGACAATGTCAGCAATGTCTTTTTCTAATGGTAAATAGCAAAATGGTAGCTTATACTTTTCTTCATAAGCTTTCATTGCTTTAATTCCAGCATCATCGCTGTCAAAAATAGTAACAACAGATTGATATTCTTCTTTAAGTTCAAAGATAACATCTGGATGTAGCATGCTGTTCTCACTGTCTGGTGCTATAACATCAATGTTTAAGCCCATACTTTTAATTGCCATACAATCTTTTAGTGAAGAAGCAATCACAATAATTGGTTTCTTTTCTAACTGATCATAACCTTGAATATAATCACAAATTTTAATAAACTTGCGTTCTCTATTCATTGGTTGGTAGATTTTATAGAGGACGCCATCACTTGTAAAATAACCATATACATACTTACTTACCACTGTGAATTCATCTTCTATTTCATTGTCATTCAATACTTTTTGCATTGTATATCTATCCAAGGGAATTACATTGTAATTATTTAGAATTTTACTTGATATATTATATGCAGACCAAAACTTAGCGTCATTTTCATTCCAACCTCTGGTTCTCCACTTATCAACTTTCCATTTAGAATGTTGAGTTATGTTTGTTTCACATATCTTACCAGTTTTTACGTAGTCAACGTAGTCTTTAATCACTCTGTGAGAAGCATCAGCAAAACTGAGATTCCACATGTGCATCATTAAATCTATTGCACCTCCACCTTTTCCAGTGGAAAAACATTTATACTTATACACCTTATTATCAGCATTGTAGTATATGTACATGGAAGGTGTTTTGTCATTCAGATTAAAAAGACTATTAATTCTTACACTTTGACCTGTTAATTTTTGTGGTAGACCAAGATAGTTTTCAAATATCCAAGCAGATGGTATTGTATTGATATCTGTTATGTAGTGTTTGGATGAAAACATAGTTTACAAAAGTATAAAAAAAAAGGGAGAACCAAAGTCCTCCCCTTAATTATGTATAGAACAACTCAGATATTACAAATTCAATCCTTCAGGGACGCTAGATGTAACTTCCATTTCTGGAAATGCTGCAGTGTTTGTCACAGTAGTTCCAGGAAACCCGTTAAGAGTTGATGTACTACTTGTACCTGTTACAGCAAACATGTCATTTGCAGATTGTCCACCAAACTCAGTTACTGGAGCAGCAACTTCTTCAGTTTTTACAATGATGTGTTTAGCAGCATCATACTGAATAAAGTTTATCATGTTACCTTCAGCATCTTCCAATACAGAGTAAGGGAAATCTTTACCTTCTTGTTTAGGGAAGAATAAACGGTAATTAGCCTTGTCATAACCTTCAGTAAAGTATTCTTGACCACCAATAGTAAAACTAGCAAATGGACCATTCTTCAAAATAAAGCTACGTACTGCTTCTACATACTCTTCAATTGTTGCAGCAGAGATACCGTCACCAGCATTCATTGCGTTAAACACATTAAGTTGTTTAGCCAAGTTGTTAATCCAACGGAAGATTTGCTCATCACGTTTGATTTCTGTACCATTGTACGTGTAGTCACTGAAAGGGTAACGTCCATTGCGTACATTACCAATCTGTCCTTTGTAGTTTCCTAGTGCAGGATTCATTTTGTCAATAGGTAGTCCAACAAAATCAGGACGCTCAGGACCTTCTAAAGTTACAACTACAAAATACGCATCTTTTTTGTAAGCTGGTGCGTCAAGCTTAATGTCTACAATACGACATACATGTGTACCTGGAGTTAGGATTTTTGGTGCATTTGCACCTGCGTTTGGGTTGAAATTACTAGATTTAAACATATTTATTTGATTTTAATTGTTTACTTGTTATTAATTAGTCAATGAATATTTTGTCCCATGAGGTAGTGACAGAACCATCAGCGTTTACTTCAGAAACTACAATCTCTGCGTTTCTCAAATGTTCTGGACGTGCGCCACAAGCAATCTCATCTGCAGTTTTAAAACTTAAGATGTTCTGATTTCCTTTGCGATACAAATATCCAATAGCATCTGAGTTAGAAGTTGTGATACGTTTCAACTTACCTGTCAAGTCAAGATCAAGAGAATTAAATTCTGCACCATTCTTTTCAAGAAGTGTATCTTTAATGTGCCCTACAAGAATAACATGTGGAGCAAGTGTCTTGATGTAGTCAACAATTTTCTCAAATGCTTGACGTAACCAAGGATAACCAGCACCATTTGCCATGTTTAAAATAGAACCATATTCTGCTTTGCCTTTGGTAAACCATGATTTACCCATTGCACTTTTAGAATAAAGCTCTTCTGCATATGGAATACACATTTCTTCCAATGCTGTGATTGTGTCTACAGCAATAAACTTGTAAGGTTTTCCTGCATCTGTAATTGCTTTACCAATCTTGGCAATATCAGCAACGCTGTTTGCTTTGACCTTGAGAGCATCTACATAGTCAGTACCATTTTCCAAGTCAATAATCAAACAGTTATCAAGTTGGGCCAGCAAAGTTGTTTTTCCAACTTTAGGCTTACTGAAGATAATCATGTTCTTTGGACTTTTTGTTGTTGCCTTCACAATTTTAGTAGGAAGGACAAACTCAGTTGATTCTGCCATTTTGTTTACTTGTTTTTAGAAATTAATTGATTTAACCATTTTTTGTTAGACATTGGCACATTTTGTATCATACAATAAATATCTCTTATTGTCAATGATGTATAGTGGTTGTCTTCTTTTTCTGCAAAAGCCTCGTCAAAAGACTGTTCATTAAATGGATCTTCTAAATTGTCAAACAAACTGCTGTTAGAAGACTTAAACATTCCAGGAGCAGATTCTTTATGAACTGTTGGAATAATAGCTGTAACATCACTTTTGTTTACAATCTCAAGATCGCTCAACCTAACAGCATATGTTGATGTAGGTAGTTTGTCAGATGGAATTTCTACATACTTCTCAGGTTCACTTTTCCAATGAGGATTGTGAGGAAGTTTGTACAAAGTTCTATGATTTGGGGTAAAATAATACTGATCCCAGTCAAATAGTTCAGTGTAATAGTCATTTCCACTATTAAGTTCACTAGGAAAAAATCTAACACATGCTTCGCGTGTGCCATCATTACTAAATTCTTTGCCCATGTAGCAAAGTTTAGCTCCAAAAGTAGGATTGTCAATTGCCAAATCCTTAAATAGTGGTTGCCAGAAAGGCTTGTAATCAGCAGTGATCTCAGAGATATGCTTTTTAGGTTTGTCTGTTGCGTTACTCATTTGCGTTTGCGTTTTAAATTATTAAGTTGTTCTTTTTGGTTTCATTCTAGGTGCTGGAACTTCTTCCAATCCCATTACTTTATAGTTTGCGTAATACCATTGCACACTAACATCACCAAAACGATTCTTCAATACATGAAGAGCAAGGTGATTTTCCATAGATGGTTCAATAATATACTGATTAGGACCATACAAACTAATGTTATATTTAGCAGGTCTATTCATTGCAATCATTACATCAGCACATTGTAACAAAGAGTCACTGCCAAATACATCAGCTTCTGTAGGATAGTTAGATAACTTTCCAGGAATTTGACGTTCAGCATTGTCAATGTCACGATTTAACTGTGTCAATACAATAAAAATAACAGGATACCTATTTTTTATCATTGTCATCATAGTAGCCAACTTCTCTAAAGTTTGTTGCTTGCTTGTTTCAGAAGCACCTTGCTTTATTAAAAGGGTATGGTCCAATGTAACAATAAATGGTTTTTTAGTCTCATGATAAAACTTCTCAATTATCTCTTGCATTTGAGCAACATTAGTAGCAGTATCAACTACATACTCTTGTCTATCTGATTGCTTACCTGCATATTCTGCAAGTTTTTTGAAATCAGTTTCTGATAATGGTGGTAATCCATCATCTTGCGCAGACTGAATGTATCTAACATTTAAATTAGAGGCATTTGATAATTCTCTAATTGCCATGTTTCTACCAAGCATCTCAAATTGAAAATGTAATACAGAGAAATCTTGTTCTGGATTTAATCTTTGCAAATCTCTTGTAATAGAAGATGCAAAAAGTGTTTTACCAACACCAGGTCTAGCACCAACTACATAAAGTGATTGCCATTCTAATCCATTAAGACCAATTTTGTTAAAACCACTCCATTGAGTTTTGAGTGATGTAGCACGTCCTGACTTGCGTTGTTCTAAATAACTTACGCCTTCTGCCATAAGATCACCATAACGTTTCCATATTTTACTATGAGGTGGGTGATTGGCTGGTTTTGTAGCAGGATTGCTATAAGAGACAGGTGGTGAAGTTGTTTTAGGTGCGTCACCAGCACCTTGATCAGCCACAGATCTTTCTGCAGATAATCCTGACTTTGAATTAAACATGTACGTTGCGTTAAGCGTTTGCGATTGAGTTACAAATATACAAAAACATTCTCAATTTGCAAATCACCAAATGATATTTTTACCATCCATTTTAGTAATTTCTTCATTGATTTTGTTAAATATATCATTACAATCCCACTCTTGTTGCTTTTGATATGCAGCAGATGCAGGATGAGTTGCATATAGTTTAACATGTTTGTCAGAAATTAGTTCTTCATACTCTTGCGCTTTCTTTCCTAAGAAAACAAAAATGACTGACTTATCCATAGAGTTTATCATGTCAAGTACATAATTAGTAAAGGGTTCCCATATACTAAAATGTTTGCCAATCTTGCCAATTTCTGTTGTAAGAGAAGTATTTAGCATTAGAATACCTTGATTAGCCCATGGAGTTAAATCTGCAGATAAATCTTTTGCTTGTACTTTGTCTTGATAAACAGTTTTTGCAATTGCGTTATGGATATAACGTAGAGATGCTTCTTTCTTCATTGTGTTACCACATGAAAAAGAAATACCATCTGCCACATTTAATTGTGGATAGGGGTCTTGCCCTATAAATACCACTTTTAAGTCATTAGCAGGACATTCCTGAAAAGATCTAAACACTTGTTTTAAAGGAGGTGTAAAACGTTTATCATTTTCTACCTGATCTTTTAGAGCCAAGATGACCTTTTCAAAATCTTCAGACAGCAAAAATCCTTTTAGGACATTATGCCAACCTGATAATTTTAATGATTCTGCCAGCTTAAAACTGATATCTTTTGGATCAATAACAATTTTTTCTGCCATTTTTTTGATACTTTGAATTATTTGTTTATTTTTGTTGAAATTAAACTACACAACATGTCTGAAGTAAATCAAACTAATGAAAGTGCTGAAAACCTACCGTCAATGGTTGAGGTTATTATGCCAAGTGCAATTGTTGAAATTAAGATGAGTACAGGATACTATCAAAAGATTCAAGCAATTGTTGGTTTTTTTGTAAAAGGTAAGACTCCTGAACAAATGCAGGATGCACATAACCAAATAAAAGACCAAAACATTACAGAAGAATGGGTTGGTCACTATGAGACAATCTTAATTCTTTGTAGAGAATTTGAATCTAAAGCACAAGAACAAGGATTTGTTCAAAAAGTTACTTTAGAAGAAGCCCAAAAGCTTATTGGAGAAACTGAAGATTAATATAAGTTGCAACCAAACATGTGACCTACTTCAATGCAGGTTTCAATAGCAGCAGATAATTCTTCCTTAGAACAATCGCCAAAACTTTTTAATTGTTTATCAGATGAGCTGGTTCCTGTAATAACATACAGACCAGCTTTTTCTTTTATAACATCTTTCATTTCTTCAAAAGTGTGGCCAGTAAAAGCAGCAAGTTCTCTAATTAATGCATGAGCTTTTGCAAGTTGCCCAGCAGTTTTGTCAACGTTGTTTGTCATGGACATGTAAACTTCTATGTTTGTCCCTTCTTTCAAAGACATTGCAAAAAGTTTCAACTTGCCCGCATCAGATTCAGACGCGGGAACAAGTTGTCCATCTTTCTTGATGAATTTAACTATTGTATTGTGCATAATTAATTAATAGGATCTGTGTAAACTATTTTCTCAGGGTCTAGATCTCTTAATGCATCTTGTACCCAATCTTCATCTACAGTGTTACCATACATAAGAATATGAATTACAGCTTTATCATCAGGATTCAAACGTAACAAACGTCCTATCCTTTGACTAGCTTTTCTTTCATTAGAATATGCATGAAGTATAATACCATACTTTAGATTAGTAATGTTGATACCCTCATTCAATTGTTGAACACATGTAAGTTCATCTATCTTTCCTTCTTTAAAAGCTAACAAAGCATCTTCACTCATGGAGTTTTTGCTATGGTATCTATTTACAGATATTCTATCAGCTTGATCAGTAGTATTACAGAATACTAAGCATTTTTCATGCATCATATTTAACAATTCTCTGGCGTATTTTTCTTTAGATCTAAATTGCATTAGAGCTTGCATTCTCATAATCCTAAAGATTTTAGTCTGTGCAGGATTAGTAGCAGAAGCAAGTCTTCCACACCAGTAATCATAGTTCTGAGACTCAGACGTCATAAAGAATCCACCTTTTTTGGTTTCTACTCTGTGGGTCTTTGCATTGGATAATGGAATCCTGTGTACTAAGATTTTGTAATCGTTAAGAATTTTATCATCTACAGCGTCATCTGTAATGTAAGTGTAAACAATGGGACAGTATCTGTTAACCATCTCACCTTTTTCAGAGTTCTTGTAACGTGGTGGAGTACCACTTAAACCAAGAATCTTACCTGTATATGTAGCCAAATAGTAATCATGAGTAAAAAGAAGACTGTGACATTCATCTAAATAGATAACATCATAATCTCTTGTTCTTTTACTTAATGATATGTAAGTTGTGAAGTCAATATAATCCAACAAGTAATCCAGTCCAAACTTTTTAGCATCATCTTTCCAGCTTTCAAAGATTGAAACTTTTGGAGCTACTACCAGAAATCTGGTTTTTAAATTTGGAAACTCTTTTTCCATGTGACGTAAACCAATTAATGTTTTACCTACACCCATGGAAATGCCAAGACCACATCTGTAATGGGAGGCAGATGCGGTCAAAGCTTCCTGTTGAATCAACTCTCTCTTGGTTAATTCAATTGTGTCGCTCATTACTTGTTTGGTTTTACTCTAGGAGTTTGTCTTGGCTTTCTTGGAGCTTCTTGTAATTTAGGTTTTTCTACTTCTGCAACAACAGGTTTGTCCTCTTTAACTTTTGCAAGTTCTACAGGTTGATCTTGTGCTTGCATAGTTTTACCTTTGTCTTGACCACCAACAATTCTGTCTTTGTCTACCCAGTAGATACCTAACAATGTTTCATTTAACCAACGTTTAAGTGCATTTGGTTTGTTTGGAGACCAAAGCATTAAACCTTTTTCATTTTGTGCGTCTTCTTGTGTGTTTGCACCAATGATGTAATAACCAATGAATTTTTTCATTTTCTTCTTTTTTTATAATCTAGATTGTGATAAATTGAGTTCTTTTGCTTGCGCAGGGTGCTCTTCTACCCATTGATGACATGTCATGCACAAAGGAATCCATGTAGTACTATCAAGATAGTATCTTCCACGTCCTTTTGTATGATGTATTGTGAGATTTTCTGCCAAGGAATTGAGACATCCAGGGAGTTTAGCAAAACATGTGGAGTTTTCAGGTTTAGACAAGAATTCCTTTCTCATCTTGCTATAAAGTAAGTCCAAAGGTTTCTTTTTGTCAGAAGTCAGTTTTAATATTCCTGTCTTCTTTGGATATTTCACTGGGGATTGTCTGTTCCAGCAATCTTTGCAGAACTTTTCACCCTCATGATTCTTCCATATTACTTTGTCTTCACCACAAGCTGAGCATGTTTTTAATTTTGGTTGCAGCATTCTTATTAAATAAGGTTACTGTTCTAAGTTGTCGTAGTCAATGTATTCATCATCATAAAGCTTTTCTTCAGGAAGTACATCTGTTAAATCTTCTACGTATTCTTCCTCTTCTATAATTGAGTCTTCATCAATAATTTCTTCTTTTTCAGATGCGTTTCCATATTTTAAAACGCTTAAAGCAAAAGGATCATTAACTTCTTCACCATAGTTAAAGGCAACATACATGTTTAATTCATCATCTGTCATCCTCAAATATTGCTCAATTGAGATTTCTATACATTTACCATTTGGCAATTGATATAGCATTTGAGTGTCAGTGTTTATTATCTGCCACTAAAATACAATTTTTCTCAGAACATTGAATATGTAAAGATAAATATTTAAAATTAAAATAGTACTATATTGCTATGATTTTTTTAGAAACTTGCCTTATTAGCATATGATTCAATAAATTCTTCAAAAGTAAGCATAATTTTATCATACTTATCTTCCATTGAATGTATTGTTATTATTTGCTGAACAGTATTGACTGTTATAAGTAAATTTACATCATTGTACAATTGAGTACCAATTCCAAAACCTTTATCTTCCAACCAACATTCTAATGGTAACATTCTACAGAAAATCATTTTAGATAAGTAATCAGGGTCATCCCATCTTTTACCTACTTTTAATGCATCATAGACATCACTTACAAGTGTGTTTGCTGTATCATGTGTATATAAATATACGCTGCCATATAGTCCAATTATTTGAACTTGACCACTGTTTTTATTTATATTCATAAATAAAAGTTTTACTGTAGAAATTTAACTCCAACTTCAAACCACAAAAAATGTATAAACAACTTGTGTTTAAATTCAGAAGAAGCATACTGTTTTTCATGCAGTAAAGCAAATCCAAATTTTCTTGAGTTAAATTCTAAAAATAATTTAAAAATCATTTAATTACCTGTTGAGCCATGACCTCCATCACCTCTTTCAGTTTCAGATAATTTATCAACTTCTTCAAAGTCAATGTGAGGATAAGGCATGATGATTAATTGTGCAATCTTTTCACCTACTTTGTATTTTACATCTGCGTAAAAACGTGAGTTAAAAGTTGCTTGAATCTCTCCACGATAACCTGAATCAATAACACCAACTGAATTGCTGAGGTATTGTTCATATTTGCGTATTGAGCTGCGCGGGAATACAAGTCCTACATATCCTTCTGGAATTTCTACTGCAAGTCCAGTTCCATATACAACTTGTTCTTTGTCATAACTAATGATATGTGTAGCTACTAAATCTAAACCAGCGTCTCCTGGTTTTGCATATACAGGAACTACAGCATCTTTGTGTAAACGTTTGATTTTAACTTTCATCATCGCTATTTTTATATTTTTCTAAATCAGTTAAATGTTCAGCTTGTTCTTTTATGAAGGTTTCAATGCCATCATTATGAAATCCATCTGCCACAAGTAATCCTTGTATTGCTTGAAAGATTTCTTCTAATGGAGAATCCCATGGAAGTTCTGCTGTTAATGTTTTATCATAGTGTTTTACTGTGATAATCATTGGTGATGGTGTTCTGTAAGGCATCATTTTTTCTTCTTATGTTTTCTTTTTAAAACTATTTCTTCAGGTTCATCATCTTCTGTTACAAAGTGAAGAGTTAAATCTTCATCTGATGGTCCAGTTTTTGGTTCAACACCATTCTTGATCATATCTACTATAAGTAGTAGTTCTGTCATAGAAATTTCTATTTTCATAATAGTCAGTTTTAATTGCAATAATACAAAAAATATTTTAATACACAAAACAGAGCTTAAGGTCACAAATTGCAACCTTAAACCCTTGTTTTTGTGATTTTTTCACAATTTCCTAGTCAAAAACGTAAGAAACTGTGTTGTTAAATGGATTAAACTCCACTTGATTTGTTTTGTAATATGTTCCAGGAAGTAACATGATTGTGGCATGCTCTTCATGTGTTATAACAGACTGCTCTTTTACAGTAAGTTTAATTGTCTGATTTCCCATATCTTGATATTCAATAGGAATTTTGCTATTTATAGCGTGCGTGTTTGCGCCTTCTCCTGTTGCAAGAACAACGCGTTTTGCTGTTTTAGCTTCCATAATTTACAAATTTGATTCAGGTATAGGTTGTTTTTCTTGATACCCTGGACAATCTTCTTGCATCCAAACTGGATCATAATCATAAGGAAAGTCCCACCATCCATTTTTAATTGCATGTTCTGCACCTTTTGGATGAGCGTCTTTGCGCTTTTTGTAATATGACCAGTATCTAATACATTGAATATGAGCAGAGTTCACATATGCGTTACTTTTTGAATGAACACATTTGTGACAATTTGTTTTACAAATCATGATTGTGCTTTTAAAAGTTTAAGATACATCTCTTTTTCAATATGATAAGGACGCGATAATTCTTTTGAATTAGCACTTGCTTTGGCAATAATAATATCACCTTGACGATACAATGCTTCAGGGTCAGAAATGTTTAATTGAAAAGTCCAAGCAATTGCTTCAATTGCATCTTTCTTTTCACCAACATGTCTTGGAACATAAATCCAATACTCACGCCCTGTTGTTGTACACCAACAACGTACAGCATAAATATCAGCATTAGCTCTACGCCAGTCTGATTTTTCTTCTGGGAACAACTTATCACCTTTGATTAAGTAAAGTTCATACTTATCATGAATGATTTTAATATCCATACTACTGTCTGATTCATTCCACACTGCATTGTTAAACACTAATGTTTCTTCTGCAACAAGGGAAGGTTCAAGTTCTTGAAACATTTTTTCAATTCCAATAGCTCTGAAATACAATCTGCGTATTTCAAGATTTTCTTTAGCAAAACCATCTTGTGCAGTTGCAGGTTTTATATCATTCCAGACTGAAGCACAATGATCTGCAAATTCTTGCATTGAATCAAACCTGATCACATTTGTCATAAAAGTATTGAAATCTTTGTACATTGTTTTCCAAAGAATCAATGCGTCATCATAAGAGACACCATGCTGATTCTCTACTGTGTACTTTAGTTCTTTATAATTCATGATTATTCAGTTTCGTTTTCTAAAAGTTGTTCAAGATTGATTTCTACATAATTTTCAGATGTTTCTCTTTTTGAGTATACAATATTTTCTAAAGTATAAACAAGGTCATCACCATCTTCTGTAAAGTCAGTTCTAAATATTTGATAGTTTTCCCAGAATCCATCAATATCATCTTCATCATCTACATCAGCTTTAGCAGCTTCCATGATTTCTTCTGATAACATTTCCTGCAATTTCTTAGCAACAGATTCAGTATCAGGATGATCAAAACCATTTCTAATTCCAAATGTAACGTTTACAGTACAGTCTTCATCTTGAGTTTCAATATCAATATCATCAAAATGAATGTGTTTAGGAATTCTGATTTCTATGTTTGCTCTTGCATCTGTTGAATCAGTTTCTGTGTAATAGTCAGTACCTTGAAACATTTTAGTGTCAGGATCAAACGGTGCTTCACCAGATGCAGAAAATTCACCTGCCCATGAACCATAATCAAGTTGATCATACATCATGTCAACTAGACTTTCTGCTTCAGGATCACTACTATCTTCACCATCTACTTCAATGTGCACCCATCCAGAATCTCCTCCACCATCCCATTTTAGGACAACTTCAGAACCTTCTTCTGTTTTTTTTAAACACCAGTCAAGGATTTGTTTGATTGTAATTTCTTTTTCTTCACTCATAACAATTGTGGTTTTTCTTGTTTAACAAAATCTGATTTGTCTTTTGACATTTCTTTTAACATTTTTCTTCCATCACCTGGTTTAAACATCCAGCCTTGTACAACCATGTGGTCAAGGTAATCTTTAATTGTTGGAATCCAACCAAGGTCTTCCATACAATGTTGTTCACCAATTGCTCTTACAGGAACCATGCGTCCTTCAGAGTTAGTGATATATGTGCCAAATTCATGCTCACAAAAGAAGATACCTTCTGAGTGATGTCTTAATGCCCTATGACGCATGTCAGGGTAGTGCATTTTAGTTTCATCAAACCAGTTGTGAATGGGCAAGTAGTCATCTACATGCCCACCCCATTTTTTCTGGCTTGAAATACTATGATGTAAAGGATGACTCATTGTTTTCAAGTTCTAAAGTTTCAACTGCAAATTCAATAGCTGCTGATATACAACGTGTTGTTGCACGCCACATATTATATTTGTGAGAACCAGTAACAAAACCAAATTCAGTTCTGCCGTCACCTGGAACAACTTTAAAAGTTTTACGTAAAACATCCATTTCTAAATAAACAGCTGCATGTTTCTTAATACCTTTTTCATCTTCATAAGAATGAGAGAATTGGTATTTTTGTTCTACTAAAGATTGTTGTACTGGAGAATCTATTTTTTCTAGAAACTCATCAATTGGTAAATTATTCATGCTCATCTTCTTGAGTTATTATATCAAAATGATCACCTATTTTTCTAAGAGTGTTGGCAAGGTGTTTAGCCAAATTTTTAACTGCTTCAGGATCAAGTGAATTTAACCATTCATCTTGTTTAGATTCTGGGCAATCTTCAAAGCATGTTGGTTCACGCTTTTCTTCATTGTCAAACTTGTGGAATATATAAACTCCACTAAGATTTCTGCGATTTAGAGTTGCTTCCATTAGTTAATTAGTTCAAAAAAGTTTTCATTAATGTAATCATCAACTGCATCTATATCACGTGGTTGTCTATCTAACCAAATGATTTCTTCTAAATGATAAGATTGATTGTCATTGTCATGAGTTACTACTACAGTAAATTCATAAACTTCTTCTTGATATTCATCTTCCCACTGAGAACAGTCACAAGTGTAAGTACCAGAATAATGTTTTGTTTCGCTGAATGGTTTCTTGTTTATTTTTAAATCTTTCATAATTATCTTACAATAAATTGATTTGGTGGAAGTTCATAAGTTCTAAAAACTCTCATGCCTTTATAAAATATCTTAGCTTCAGCATCAATATTAATCATTGTACTGCTAAAACTACTACTCATTACTTCTTGAGCAATTTCTTTAAAAGTATCAGGATTACACATAATGATAAATTCTTCAGCAGAATAATGTCCACCTTTGCGATATGCTTCTACAATAGCTTTTTCTAGTAATACATATGGAGTTGTTAGGTCTGACATATAAGTTTCATAACCTACAGGTACCTTAACCTTTTTAAATCCATAGTTTGGAGCTGTCATAGCTTTTAATTGATGATGCTGATTTTGGATCTGATCATAGATGTTTTGATAATAGTCAATGTTTCTTTTAACAGATTCCATTCCAGCTTCTAAATTGACAAGTTCTTCAACCATTTGGTTGTTGTAAGAACTTGAATACTCAGCTTCTGCATATCCTTTTTCAGATTCAGCATGCCATAAAGCGTGCTTATATGCTTCAGCTTGCATCATATACATGTACTCAGCTTCATCATGTGGTTCCATTACTTTAAATTTTCAAGTTCTTTAATAATAGATTCCATTTCAACACCAATTTGTTTGTGTAATTTGTGCTGACTCTTTGGTTCATGAAGTTCACTAAGCGTTCTGTAACGAATTTTGAGTTCTTGTTCTCTTTTTGATTTTTCTTTTGCTGCTTCTTGATGTTTTACAAGAATTTCAACAGCAGATTTTACATCAAATTGTAAACCCATTCTGTCAATTGCCAAGACTGTGTCAAGAATAATACTTGCTGTATTTTCATTTACACCTATGTCTACTAATCCAAGAGCTACTCTGAACTCTTGTGGTTTAATTTTCTTTAATGCTGATGCCATGTTCTTTTCTGTATTGAATTTCTTTTCTAATAAGATCTAAATGCCAGTCTGGTCCACCATAATCTAATACAGCTTCTAACCAGTTATCATTCATATCGCATATTGCAATCCACGATAATGGTTGTTTACCATCAACGCCTCTTCCTCCACGCGTAGCATACTTGCGTACAAGTTCAAAATCATCATCTGCATAAACAGCATAGATTTTTATTTTTGTCATATCTTTTGCACCATATCTTAAATAAGAAGTGCCACCATCTACCATTGCGTTGTTAGGACAAGAACATGTTTTGTAATCATGTCTGTGATAACTTACAATAGTTTCATTACACTCTTGACATGTCACAGAGTTGTAAACTAATTGTTTATCTTGCATGTTCTAATGGAATAAAAGTTTTGTTAAAATATTCTTCTGACACTATTTTTTTGATTTTTTCGTAGCAGTCAGAGTTTGTTGTAAGTTTATTACCTACTTTTTTAAACGTTATAAAAATATCACTATTTACATAACGTATGCCATACTCATGATTACTTTCTAGCATTCTGTCAAATAAAAATTCTTGTATTTTTTTTTCTGATTCACTAATCATAAAAACATTAGCATTACACCTGCAAATCCAATACCTGCAAAGAAGTATATAAGATTATTTAGCCATTGAGGATAATTTTCCATATGAGATCTTTAAAAAATGTATCTAATTTTATTCCAAGGAATAATTTCATCATGAAGGTTTGTAAACTCTTCTATGTACTGTGATTTCAAACCATGCTTATAGCGTAGATTTAATCCTCCATACTGAGATACTTTGTCTTCTTGAATAGAAGGATTCCATAACAAGTCTTCACCAGTTAAGTTATTTTCTAAATTGTAAAAGTGTTTGTCACGATTATGTGTTAAGAATATAACCTCAGCTTTAACTTGGTCTTTGTACTTTCTATCTACAAGAGCATCTACACCTTCAAAAAGCAGTCTATACTGTTCTAACCAATCATCTGTAACAATTACAGGTGAAAAGTTGATATGTACATCATATCCAGCTTCAATAAAATGATTAATAGCTTTAATTCTATCAATAATTTTAGTTGTGTTTGGTTCTAGTAAATCTGCATACTTCTGAGGCATCAATGAAAATCTTATACGTATCTTTTTTTCTGGATTGTACGTAAGAAGTTCATCATTTACATACTTTGTTGCAAATGAACCCATTGCAATTTCACTTTGCTTAAAAAAGTCAAAAATGTACTGCCATCTGTGATATTTAAGATGTAAAGCAAAGTCTTCATTGCATGATATGTCATAAGTAACAAACTTTTCATGAGTTTGATTAGGTTTATTTACAGTAGAAAACCAGCTATGATTGTTGATTTCTGTAAGAATTTCACTGGTGTTTTTTGCTATATCTAAACCTTCTGGTTTATGACGCTTCATGTAACAATAAGTGCAATTAAATAAACAGCCATGACCAAAACTAGGTGATATAAAATCAGTACTTCTACCACTTTCTCTAATAACCATTGATTTTCTTACAACTTGTTCCATGGTTATTCTTTTTCATTAAGCTTTACAATGTAGTTTTCCCAACCCATTTTCTTAGCAACAAATGCAATTCTAACACAATGATCTACCATTGCACCAGTTTGTCCACCTGTTTCTTCTGGGTCATTTTCATGAAGACACATGTAATCAATTAATGGTCTAACAATTGCATCGTTGACTTTTACGCCACCAGCACTTACTTTGTCACATAATTCTTGATGATCATCAAGGTACTCAACACCTCTTGTCACCATGCGTTGACATTCTAATTCATAATCACAAGGATTTGACTGATCTTCTGAAAAGCCACTTAAAAAGTCTCCCACAGGATACTTGTACTTTGATTCTGTTTTCATAGTTCTTGTTGTTTAATTTGCATGAATTTTTCCAAATATTTCATGCAGAATTGTTCAATAATTAATAATAAATAAACCCTAATTGAAATTGGGCAAGTCTTGTGTCATCTTCATGACTTGATAAACCAAGTGATATACTTTCACCATTACAAGTGCATGTAGGATTACCTTCTTCATTTAATCCAAAATAAATAAAACCTGCACTAATTGGACTCATGTGTTTAAAATCACTGTGCAACATAATTTCACCAAAAACAATAATTTCTTTGTCTTTGGTTTTGATGTACTTTGCTTTTGCCATTTGTTTGTTTTTTAAAATTAGAAGTCAGGCAAGGACTTGAACCTTATCCGCTTTATCAGTGCGGTGCTTCCATTCAGCTACCTGACTATGTTGCTTGTCTTTCCAAGCTGTCACGATTTTGCTAGTGTCAGACAATTGTTTTGCCTCTCATTACCTCACTAGTTTTGGGGAGTGCCTACCTGATTACTCACATCCATTCCGCCTTGCAGGGGAAAATTTCTTTGTTTCATCTCTTCTTCTAGGGATTGATCTGGACTATAAACTTTAGAACATTTTCCACAAATGTGAAACTCTCCATCTTTTGTCCATTTATTGACAAATTCACCTTCTTTTATGTAAGGCTTGCATGTTTTACAATTACATGCGTTTGCTGTGCCACAATGTGGACAATGAAAGGCTCCCATCATATTAGTGTAGTTTTATTGTACTTTAACAAAAGAATTTTTTGAGATCTACCAAACTGAACTTTAATGGCTTCTCCAGGAATAACATTAATTACTTGCCCTGTACCAAACTTTGTGTGTTTTACAATTTGACCAATTGTATACTCACTTTCAACGGGTTCTTCTTTTTTAGCCTTTGCCATGATTTGTTATTTTTTAGGTATCTTGATATTTAATTCTTCATGAGTTACTGGTTTGTAATCAGTGTTCTCACAAGACACGCAATAATATTTTGGTTCATTAATGATATTTTCATGGACATGCCCATGTATGTTTCCATAAACTCTTTCAAGTTCAAAAGGATGTACTGGACAGTGTGTTAACCAAAAACCTTTGTGTTTAATCATTCCTGATACACTGTGAACATGTTTCAATAGCTCTGCTACATCTTGGTGTCTATCATGATTACCCAGAACCACATGCTTCACGCCATTAAGACGTGAGAGCAAGTGATAAGGGCTTTTCTTTTCCATGGATACATCTCCAAGAATATAAGTAACATCACGTTTTGAAACAGTATTATTCCAACGTTGGATTATAAATTCATCATGCTCTTCAGCACATGAAAATCCACGTTTTATGGCCATATTTGTATGACCAAAGTGAAGATCTGCAATAAAACGAATTGTGCTCATACTTTAGATTGTTATTTTTTCTTTGATAAGTTTATCAACTTTCTTAGACATGTAATTTACTAAATCTTTTGGAAGATTTTTGATATCTGTCATCTGGATAAAGTAGTCAAACATCTCTTTAGAAGGAACATGTTCTTCAATTGCAATCTGAATAACTTGGAAACCTAGTGACTGAGCACGCGTAACTTTTTTACGTGTATCATCAATTGCACTACGTCCTCCATATCCAGATGCACTTGGAGCACCATCTGATAATACAATAAGTAAACCTTGATTTTCTGTTTGACCACGCATACGTCTAGCTGCAGCAAATATAGCATCACCGTCTCTATTGTTTGCATGTGCTTCAACAGAACCAAGAGAAAAAGAATCTGTTATGTATCCTTTTTCACGGTAAACTGTCATATCAACAGAATCTCTACCATTTGTATCAGCAGTGTGACCATAGATAAACAATTCTACATCAGGCATTTTCTTGAAAACTTCATTGATAAAAATTGCAGCTTCTCTTGCTTTTTGAATTTTAGAACCTCCCATAGATCCAGACTCATCAATAAGAACACCAACACAAACTTTGCTTGTTGTTACTTGACCAAATCTTTCATAAATAGTAGGAACTTGTTGAGCAGCTTCTGCAATCTTATTAGTATCCAAACGTCCTGAACGCATAGATTTCATGCTAAACTCATAGTTTTTACTCTTGCGAGAAAACAACTTTTGTAACACAGCAGCTTTTGTTGTGTCAATTTTAGTTATAGCATCTCTATATCTATCTTTAGAACGTGTGTTTACTTCAGCTTTCTTCCAGTAAACATTTCCTTGAGAAGTTTCACCTTCATCATCCCAGTTGAAATCTGATTTTGGTGGACTTGGAGCAGTTTCAGACATATCATCTACAAAATCTTCAAACTCACCACTAAAATCTTCACCACCAGGAGAGCCTTCTTCAGGATTAATCAATGCAGCCATCATATCTTTAGCAACATCATTAAGTTCTGCTTTAGACATTTCAGGAGTTGCTTTACTTGGTGCACCAGTTCCTTCAGATTCACCTTCATCAGATTCATCTTCACCTGATCCACCACCTCCAGGAGGTTCTTCTTCCTTTTCAGTATATTTGTATACAATGTTTGATAAACTTGTTGCCATACTAGCACAGCTATCATAATCACTTGGTATACCACCATGCTTCTTAAGAATACGCTCCATTGACTTCAAAGGTTCAGCAAAATCTTCCATGTCTTCTTCAGAAATATTAGCTGGATAGCGTAACATTTTTACCACAAGATCAAGTAAGCGTTTTTGCTTTGGTTCTTCTACGCCAGGTCCTTCATAGTTTTCAAATCTATGTTCTTTGTATTTTTGTACAAACTTCAAATAACCAGGAAGACGGTCTGCAAGTTTCTTGTCAATACGTTCTGTGTTTAATACACTTGTAATCAAGTCTTTAACACTGACTCCTTTTGAAGTGTCACGCATTAACATGGTCTTATTGTATTCTTGTGTTGTCTGCATTGTTGCAAGAGCAGCATTTTGAATAGCAGCACCATAAAAAGCATCTAATAGCTTCTCATCTCTGTCAAGGTATTTACCATTTTCATCTCTAAGCATGCTTAAAGGTACTTGAACTTTAGGATCTGTATAACCTCTTTTAGATGTTTGTATATCATTAGAGTACTTAAATGTTTTAGGCACACCAATAACTCTAAACATAGAGCCAATCATTTTAGAAGCTTCCTTCAGTGAGTTGTCATTTCTGATAAAGTATGAAGAGTATGAACTCCTATCTTTATCCCAGTTGAAGAAACGTTTTGATTCATCATTGAATGTATACGCGTCTTCAGCTCTTCTGTTAAACCAGTCTTTTACTAATTTGCTCATATGAATGTATTTAAAAAAAGAGGGAGTATTTCATCCCTCTTTATAATTTTGGTATGCTTAAAAAGCAGAAACAATAGAAAGTACTTTGCTACGCTCAGATACACCAATTCCATCTTCAAACAATGGCATAATAGTAGCAAGCAAAGCTTTATCTACATCAAAACCATCTGCAATAAGACTTGCAGCTTGAAGTGTGTGACGAACAGAAACAGCTGTTGAAAGTTCTTGCTCTTTGTATTGTTTACGTATCTCATTGGATACACGCACAATTGCAGTTGCAAACTTTTCATCAATTCCTGTACGTAACTTGATAATGTTTACCTCATCTTTTTCAATTGGGTAATCAAGTTCTATAGGAAAGAATCTATCTAACAATGCACGGTCAATTGAATGAGTACCTGAATACTCAGAACCAAGATTAGCGGTTGCAAAGAACACAGTGTTCTCATTAACAGCAATCCTACGATCACAATCTTCACATGCAATATCTACTGGTAAGTAACGTCTTTTATCCAAACATGGAAACAAGATATTATTTGCAGCAAGAGGTGAACGGTTCAACTCATCCAATAACATAATACCACCAGCTTGAATATTATTTACAAAAGGTGCAAACTCAAATGATGAGTGACCTTCATTGTTCAAACGGTGAACGCCAAGTAATGCTGATTGAGCATCTTGAACAGTACCCATGTCTTGGATGTACATGTTTCTTTCCATTGCAAGTGCAAGGTGAGATACAATTTCTGTTTTACCAGAACCTGTTGGCCCTATAAGCAAAGTATTCTCTCCTCTCAATACATTTCTCACAAGTAAGAACCACATGTCAGGATCAATGTGAAAACCACAGTCTTCAACAGATGGAACAGGATAGTTAGCTGCAATAGTACGTTTAAGATTTGTTCCAGAAGGAATTTCACCTGCAACAGTTGGTTTTGGAGCTATCATTGCATCCCAGTCATATTCATAACCATAAGATGCAAACTGTTCTGCCATTGCTTTTGCTTTTTCAATGCCATATAACTCACTGTCAATCATATAATTAACAGTAAAATCAGCCATTTCTTGTAAACGCATTTTATCTACATGAGCCAATGGAAAAACTGTGCTATCATAAAACATAGCAACAACATTCTCTTTGCGAATGTGTAAATGGTCATCTTCTGGAAAATCATATCCATCAGTGATGAATATTGTTCCTAAAGGATACTTTGCAAACTCAGCAATTGGAGATGTAATTTTCATGTCGTCCATGTGACGTGTCAAAGTTTTCTCAAAAGATTGTTTAGGTAGAGTCTTAACTTGGTAGCTTGTGCCGCTGATAATTGATTGTAATAAAATCATTTCTTTTTAGTATTAATTGTGAGTTAGTAAATTTCAAAACCATTACAGTTTTCTAAGAAGAGTGCAAATTCTTCAATGTTGTCAAGATTTGTTGCATGAGATGGAGTATAGAGTACACCATCTAGTTCTGCTTGTTCAAAGAATATACCTGGATATTTTGCGTTCAATGCTTCAAGAACTACTTCATCTTTTATAGAAGGTTCATTTGAATCTTTTAGATTCCACCAACCTGTGTTTAAATAAACAATCTTGTTGTCATTTAATTTCATGTCAGCAGCAAAATCTCTAAAGCATTTAGCCAATTGTTCACAAAGACCTTTATCTTTGACTCCTCCACCACCATTTTCACCTAATTGCTTTAGGGTTTCTTCTGGTAAATGAAGTTCATAAGCACTGTTAAATACTGAAATCAACATTTGTAATGGACGCCAATGCCACCAGTTGTTTCTAAAGTAGAAACCTGGGTTTGATTGTTCCCATTCTTCACGCATTTTCCAATAAGCTTGGATTTGGTCTTCAGATAAATCTTGATAATTATCTGGTAATTCTGGTGCAGTTTCAGTCAACTTTGGACTGATTCCATAAATGTCTACTCCCATGATTGTAAAGTGTTAATTTTAAAGGCTTTTTTTGAGTAAAGGTATTCACTGGTGACACTTGATGGTATTCACCAGTGAATAGTAAGTAAAGAGAAGAATATAAAGAGAAAGCGAAGAAATTTCATGGGTGTCACCCATGACACTCGTCACTCTTTAAAATCCTCCTTTAAAGTCATTAATGTTGAAACCATCTGGATCTGAGCTGTCATCTTCATCACCTGATATTCCAAGTTCATTTTTAACTCTATTTTTAAGTTCCTCTAATTTAGAAACATCTCCGTTTTTTAAAGCTTCACGTGCATCTTCTTCAAATTTTCTGATTTTATCAACAATGTGACTAGGCATTTGATTTATTGCACGCGATGCATTTTCAACAGTTTCAAACTTCTCATGAATAGACTCACGAGCCTCTTCAAGTTTTCTGATTGCAAGATCCAACATTCCAAGTGTTTGGAAGGGTGTACCTTTTACTTTAACAGCACTTCCAACAGGAATACCATTGTCATCAGCTTCAATGCATATTAACACATGGTCATTGAATTCTAATTCTTTGTTTTCAATTTCTTGAATTTGAGCTAAAAATGATTTTTTTGACATGATTTTTGAATTTAAGATTTTTTACTTTTATCCATCAAGTTGTAGGTGATGGTTTTCCTTTGAGATGGGTCATACAACCTTTGTATAACACCCGTTTGAATTAATTCTTTAAGAAGTCTTTGAACAGTAGATTTACTTTTACCAGACATCTTACATAAAGTTGAAATTGCAGGATAACAGTAATCTTTGTTACCACACAAAGAACAAACAATAGCGTATAGTCCTTTTGCTTCTAAAGAAATTAATTCAGAATAGGACACGATGTTGTTTATTCTACCGTAGTTCATTTGATAACTGTTTAAAAGTGTCATCACAACTTTCTAACAGTTCTACAATTGGTCCTAGTTTAGCAACAACAGATTTAGCAAGAATGTAATATTCTGTAGCTTTAAACTTAGCTATATGCTCATCAGAAACTTGCATAATTGCTACGCCATCACCCATTGGAGTTTTAACTGTTTTCGTGATTTGATTCTTACTTAGATTTTCATCAAGTTTGTCTACATACTTTTTAAAACGATAGTATACAAGCATGATTTCAGAATTAGAGAGTCCACCATATTTGATGGACTCATCTGTTTGAGTTGTTTTAGCCATTTAAAGAGACATTTTGGATTGTGATGTTAAAGAAGTTTTTAGGAAGCAACTTGCGTTTTACAAACTCTTCAATTACTTCTTTTGTAGAGATGCCAAGACTTCTTAAAGTTACAGTCTTTGGTAATTCTAAAAACCAATCATGATCTTTTGAACCCAAGTTAAATGTTGGAAAAATAGCATTCATTAGCTTTGTTTCAGCATAATAATACTTTTTAGCCTTCATAATGTGCAAAGCTCTTTTAGCTTTTTTGTAGTCTTCAACAATCTTGCTGATTGCAGAAGGTGACAATGTGGACATTTGTTCTGGCGTGTACTCTTTCAATCCATACATCAGACGTCTGAACATTTGGCGTTGAACCATGTTCAAATGAATCTTTTCTAAATCTGTGCTAGTTTGCGCAATGTGCTTTGGCTTGTAGTCTGATTTTGATTGAAAATTTTGAGTGTAACGCTCTAGTTGAGGTTTACCGTTTTTGTCATAGGTCAATAGACCTTGGGCTGTGGCTGTAATTTGATTCTTCATTTTTTGTCAATTTTAGAGTAAATAATGGATACCATCACTGCATAGTGATATGATTGTCATAAAAAAGGACCTGTATCTCTACAAGTCCTTTGAATTAAAGTTTAATAAGTGGTTGATCTACATCTACAAATTGAGATAGTAGTTGAACCATTAGAATAGGCATAACACAGAATGGTGATAAGATCAACATTAAGATATCAGCAACACTTAACATACGTGCTTCTGATAAGGTCATAATGCTGAAAATTGTTCCTCCTATGTAGGATAATACTAGATAGATTTGTAATGCTAACATTGTTCTTTTGGTTTTTGTTGTACAGAATCTTGTACATCTTCATGTACAACAGGTTGACTATTCATTTCTTGTTCTTCAAGGTATCTTTGATACCAATAAGCGTCATCAAGATGCTCGTTTTCAATTGCTTCTTGCTCACGCTTGAGCATAAAGACTTCTTTCATTCTTCCCATGTGTATCTAATTTATTTAGTTTAATACATTTTTGTTCTGGGGTACAGGTGTTGATAAGAAAATATTCATTTTCTGTGTCAAACAAGTACTGAGGATGAACAGAGGACATAGCTTCTTTCATCTCAAAGAATCTTTCTCTTTTGCAATTGCGAGAATGTTTGTTCAATACAAGAATTTCATATCTTGTTTGAGGTGGATTATCAATTTCTTTAATAGACTTGATAAATTCTGATACACCTTCTTTAAAAGTTCTGAGAGAGTTCTCTAACCTTAGCGACATAATTTGGAGCTTCTGCATAATTTTCTTTTAAGTATTGATAATAACCTTCTTCAGTTTTGATACTTGTCAAGAAGGCACATTGAAATAAAGCATAATCAACAACGCTTTCACGCCAGTGACCATACATAGCATGACCTAATTCACTTCCAAGATTTGTAGTTGCACGTACACGTGCCTGCTTCATACCAAATAAGTTATGGTTTGCAGTAAAAATCTTTGAATTAAAGTTACCTGTTTCAAGTACTGCTTGAGCATATACTATGTGAGGAAACTTAATGTTAAGTTGTAAGAGATACTCTTTAAACTTTTCTTTTGTGAACTTATCATTCTCCTGAATAACAATCATACGTTCTTCTGGTGTTGCAACAGCATGCTTGTAATCATAATAGCCTTTGTAATGTCCAATGACATAAGAGGTTAATGATGCAAATACAATTGCAAGAATAATATAAAGACTT